ATTTCAACAATGGAAAGGCCAAACCTTGAAAGTATTATTACGCCGCCAGACGTTTATGAGAAAGCTGGCCGTAAATACTGTAAATGGAGCAGAATTGCATATTATCTCAATAATCATGCAAAAGGCTGGAATTTCCAACTAAAACTCAACTCAGAATCGCCTACAAGCCCCTCGTTTTTTGATGCGGTATGGAAAGCACCTGACGGATCTGGCTATTTGATGTGCTATTTCACAGATCCAAATGGCGGTGAAACTGGTTTGTTTCCCTATGCCATCATGGACAATCGCAACAATCCGATCAAAATTGACAGGATTTCTGCAAGGGACGTATCAGATTCACACCGCAGAGCTTTGGCCGCTTGTGCCGCTTTTACCTTTTCTCTGGGTTATGAGCTTTGGGCTTTCAATGAAGTTGCAAGTGCAAATGAATCAGAAAGACCACACAAAGCCAGATCAGCCGCACCTGTTCAAAATGTCTTTATTGCTGCTAAAGCCGCTATTGAAAAAGAGACAGATTTTGAGAGGTTATTATCACATGAATCAAATCTAGAGGTGCGTTATACTCAAGGCAAGATCACCCAAGAGGAATACAACCACTTGAGTTCTTTACTCAAAGACAAAAAAACTGAACTAACCGCATGACAGTCACCGAAACTCAATTCCTAACTACAGAGCAGTTAGCAGAAAGGTATGGGCTTAGTCCCAATACCATCAAAAGCTGGAGAGCCAGAGAATATGGCCCTGAGTATTATGAGTTGCCCTTCTCCCTACCACTAGCGAGGGGCAACACCCGAATTAGATACCAGCTTCACAAAGTCCTCGCATGGGAAGAGGCAAACGCAATCACCCCTATCAAACCTTTTTAATTATGGCCAACACCCCTGCTTTCTTCGCAAAAGTAAGATTTACTCGAAACAACAGCACCAAAGAAAACGCACCAGATCAAAATATAGTCATTGATTTTACCTGTGATGAAGCTATGAAAGCTGCAAACTGGTTAACTCAAGCTGTAGATAATGCCAAAATGGACGGAACAAAAATTCGTGTCTATAAAAGCAAATCAGATTATGATGAGGTAGATGGATTTTCGCTTTGGGGCGGTATGTGGGGCAACTCTGGCAGAATACAGCCTATGCCCCATAAAAGTGCCTCTGAGAGGACTGTAGATGTACAAGCGAACCAGCCTGAGCTACCAGATGATCTTCCTTTCTAACTATGAAATTAATTTCTTTTCCTGTTAACCCTTATGTGGGTCAAATCTTTTATGAACCAGAAACAGAAAAACTTTTTGAGTTCTGCGAGGTTACAAAGACAGATGAACTTACTGGTCTGGTTTCTGAATCAGCAATGTGGTTCGATATTACAGAGAAAGATTTAGTCCCATAAGTAGAGGCATGATGACTCTTCGGTTGTTAGGGTCAAAAGCTGCTCTTTTGTAATTTTGAGAACATTTGCCCTTTGTGTTCTTTAAGAATCAACTTTGCAAAAAGATATGAGTTCCCTTCGAGGATTGCTGTCGGGCAACAGGTTGAATGTCTCCTGACTAATAGGCAGTAATAAGCGATAAAAGTCTGTAAGACCTCTATTTCTTCCCAAACATTATATATCTAAAGCGATCCCAAAAGGTCGCTTTTTTCTTGTCTAATCGTCTTTCTAGTTTGTAAATATATGCTTGCTGTGATGCTATTACATCAAGTGAAGTACTCACAAAATGAGCTTGCTTTGCGTTTGTTTTTAAAAGCTTTATTGAATAAGGCTTGAGCAGTTCAATGTCTTTTAAGTTTTCAATAAACTGTATAGACTTTTGCACCTCGAACTCACCCTCAAGGCTATAAGTAGATGTCAGGGCTTTGATTATGTCCATCATTTGAGGTCAGGCCATAATTTACTTTCTATAATTGCCACGATTTTGTCGTCAACTGTGTTGTCTGTTGTTTTGACCAAAGCTTTTAAAAGGTCAAGAATTAATTTTTTGACTGCGTTTGTTTTGCAGAAAGTCAAAAGGATAGGCTTGAGAATACGGATCATTGATTTGTCTGTTTTTCCAAACATAGCTAAGATGCCAGTAATAAACAAGAAACCTTAATCTCATGGAAGATCAAGAGCCTAGCAAAGTCGAAACTGTTGTCAAAGTTTGCGTTCTTCTTTGGAGTGCAACGCTATTGTCCCTCTCATACTACGAGCCGCCATCTGGTAAAAAGATCGTAGATTTTGACCCGACCTTCATTGCTTCGATTTTTTCAGCTTCAACAGCTTCACTGGGTTTTCAGATAAAAAAGAAAAAGGATAATATAGTAGAAAATAAGAACACCAAAGCTAGTATCAAATGAAAAAGCTAATTCCATTTATCATCTTTCTTTCTCCGTCTAGTGCCTTTGCTGACATCACAGCGAAATATGTGACGGCTGCATCATTTTCCATAGACTCGCCTTATGTAATTACAAATGCGGCAGCTTCGAGCTATAGCATAAGCGGAAATAATATCACCACTTCAACAGGAACAGGGGACAGTGTGGTAACAAATGGAATAGGTGGATTGAATCTTGGCAGCTTAAGCAATGGAGTCCCAGCTTTGGTAAATACAAATAAATCGGTCACAACTGCTGGTTCAGCGTTTTCACTATCGGAGTCATATCAGGCTGGTGACGTAACACAATCAGCAATTACTCCATCAAGCGGCATAGCTACATTACCAGTATTAGGTGGACAAACCACAGTGATTTCTGGGGGAACTTTGGGTTCTGGAAGCATTAGCAGTTTATCTAGTGGGGTTCATTCTTGTAGTGGAGCTTTTGGATCTGGTACTAGCTGCACTGCCTCAACTACAGTCTCGATTGAAATTGACTAGATTTTGGCTATTATTAATATTACTACTACCTCTGAGAACCCTTGCTACACCTGTGGTTCCCCAGTTTCGTAGCGGGTCATCTACTCAGTCCAGTACTTCGCAATCTGTCATCAATGAGCAAATTTCAAGCTATCAGTGGAATAATGGCTTTTCA